GGCGAGTTGACTGTCGATCTCCCGGAGCCGCCTGGTGTCCCCAATGGCCAGAACCATCGTTGGGCCAAAGGCCATGTGGGCGGCCCGCAACTTTTCCACGGCTTCCTTCTCACGTTCGAGCGCGGTAATCCGAAGATTTGTTTCGTTGAGTAACGCTCTGCCTGTGGCAACGTTCGCGAACTGGCTGAGCAATTTCTGGTTTTCTTCGATGGCTTTCTTGAAGGCTGCCTGAGCCTCTTTGCCGAACCCAGCGATCGAGAGTGAAAGTTCCTGAATCTTGGGGATCAGGGCGATAATCCCCGCCGCGAATGCTCCGATGATGGTGATGCTGAATGCCGCTTCCATGGCGGTAGTCAGGGCCGGCATGCGGGAGAGTATCCGCGCCATCCCGGCAGGGACTTGCACGCCCAGGCTGGCAGCGAGCATCTGTACTTTTTCGTTTGTCTCGCGAGATTCCAACGACATCCCGCGCAGTTCTCCGCGTGCGGCGGTGAATCGCGCTTTGGTCAGATCAAGCTGCGCGTTCAGTTCTTTCTGTTTGGCCGGGTCGCTGGTTTGGAGCAGAGCATTGCGCAGCTCCGCGATGCGCTTGGTGAGTTCGATAACTTTTTGCTGGGCAGCCTCGAAACCTGCGATGCCAGATTTCGACAGGTTCTCGATTTCCGACCGGACCTGTTTCGCGCCCGCCGCCGCTTGGTCGGTGGAGAGTCTTACTTCGCCGAAAATCGAGAACTGGTTGCCACCCATGGTTTATCCAGAAACAACCGGCGGTCCCTTCCTACGTCAGGACAGGCGCCGACCGCCGCTACATCAGAACTTCTCTCCGCAAGAACATGCCGGGGCAAAGCGCGGCGCAAAGTTGCCGCATTTCCCGCATTGCTTGTGACTGCGCAAAAACCCCGATCGGGCTGCCGCGATGGCATCGAGGCCGTCGTTCACATCCGCGCGAATCCGGGCCAGTAGATTCGGGCAACGCTTTGAGATGGCTTCGACCCGCAATAAGAACTCGATCCAGCCAAGATACGCCGCCGGGATTTCTGCGGGAGGCACGCGATCTGCGTGCGACCCTGCCGCCGCCAATCGCGCCGCATGCTCGAAATATCGTCCAGCAAATTCACGGATTCCGGCATGGTCGCGTGCGATTTCAACGGCCGGCATCGGGATTCTCCGGTTCGTAAATCTCGACAACCTGCGGCGCAAACAACGCCCGCACTGCCGCCGACTTGTGCGGCACATCCATCAGATCCTTCGCTTTGTTCAGGATGACATCCGGGGACGTGTAACCCTCGACCGAAACTATCAGCTCGTCATAAAGTGCGATCAGGGTAGGCAGTTGCGGCAGGCTGCGGCTTTCGACGGGCTGCTTCCCTGCCTTCCGTTGCCCGCCGATTTTGGGGGTGACGATGGCGCGGCGTTCGAGCGCCTCGCGGAATCGCAGCTCGTGCTCGACCAGCGGCCGGGTGAAGCGGTGCAAGAGCCGGTCGAAGTAGATCCCGTTCCACCAGGCCGTCAAGCGCACCACCGTGGTTTCGCCATCGCCCAGGACGTCCTGGTCCTCGCCAGGTTGCACGCGGTCAAGTCCCTGGATGGCCCGCACCTGGTGTTCGAGGGGGATAGCGTCTTTCCAGTTTTCCACTGATCGGCGGTCAGAGACCGCCGCTACAAGACCGGGATAACCTTCCACGCGCACGATGCTCTTCGCCCACAGCGCCAGCGCCGCTTCCCGCTGGTGAACTCGGGATTCAACTTGCTCGTCGCCAAATACCAGCGTAGGCCGCAGTGCGCGCTCGTACTCGATCCAGTCATCGGCAGTGGGCGACTGAAAGAAGTGCGTGAAGTGCGCCTTGCCGACGACCAGTTCGACAAACCGTTGCGGTACTGAAAGATCAAGCCGGTCGGGGAAAGGCGGGGCCAGATCCAAGGACGTTGCCTGTACCGCCGGCATCTTGCCGGCCTCTTCCTGTAGCGGCGGTCTCTGACCGCCGAATGGCAATGGCACGGCCGGGGTCCAGTCGCCACCAGTCGTTTTTTCTGGATTCCAAATCGTGGTTTCGGGATTTCCCATGGTCTTATCCTCCACAGAGATTCAATTTTTCTTCTGTAGCGGCGGTCTCTGACCGCCGACTTGAATCTCCGGGAAGCAAGGCCCAGAGTGCTGATTGGCCAGGACCGTAGGACGCCCCGACCTGCGATACTGTAGCCGTCCGGCGGTCAGAGACCGCCGCTACAATTTCGGCGACGGCCACCGAACACGGGCCAGACGCCCGCGCTACACCGTGAGGAACGCCGCTTCCTTGTTGACCACCGTAATGGTGACGAGTTCATGCGCCGAGAGTTTGAACACGCCTTCGTCACCTGGCGCGAGTTGCCAAACTACGAAGTCTCCTTGCGCACCGATTTTGAGTGGCGTGCCGAAGTGCACGGCCGGGATGTCGATGTCCACCTTCATGTAATCCGTGCCGGTGATCAGGTCGCCGATGAATCGAAAGATCAACTCCTGCTCGGTGTCGCCCGTAAATAGCGCGAGAATGTCATCCGTAGCCTTGGCGAAGATAGTGAGTGAGGGAACGATCGTGCGCTTGCCTTGCCAGGCTTTCCCGCCATAAAGGCCGCATCCGGCAAAGTATTTCTCCGTCCCATCCACCCCGTTCCCAATGTCCAGACTGAACGCCGCCACGCGATCTTTGATGGAAGTCGCCGCCCCGTGTGCCCCGAGAAGAATGTCGAGGTCCTTCTCGAACAGGGTTCCCATAATCACGTCGGTGTCGAGCGCCGGGATCGGGCTAATGTCAATGGCTGTATAGTCGCCGTTGCCAATCCAGTTGGAATTGAGCGTGACGATGGGTTGGCCCTGGGTGTAGGAAAGCGAGAAGCCGCTGCACACCGCGCCCTTGGTCTTCAAGCCCAAGTCATCCGCGGGCTTGAACCAGTGGCCCGACGAAGGCAGTTGCAGGCCATCGACGAGCGGGTCCTGGAAAATAATGGCGTGACTATAGGCGGCCGGTGGGCCAGTGCCGCCCGGAGTGGTGGTGACTTTGCCCAGGCAGCATCCCATGATGTGCGCGGCGAGCAGCGCGCTCAGCTCCACATTGAACGGGTAGGCGACGCCCTGGCGCGTAATCGCTCGCGTGGTGGCATGCTCACTGCCGCCCCAGGCGCGGCCAGCGTCGGAACGAAACGTCCGCGTGATGCCGGGCGGATCGAAACCCAGCGGCTGGCAAGAGTGCGTAAACTTCGCATCGGCCAACACTGTCCCGAACGCCGACTCCTTATGCGGACTCCAGGCAAACCGCGCTTCATAAATTCGTTGTGGATCCCAAGCCATGTTATTTCTCCTTCGCGGCGCTGGTGGCCGCTGACTGATCTGAACTTACAATCTCGAAAAAACCTGTCGGTTCGAGCCACGCTTTCCATTCCCCGCGCGTGGCTTCGAACGGTTCCGCTTCGCGCCGGAAGATTCCCGAGAACCGCGCCCCACCGAAGGCCACATAACCAGGCGCCTTCGGTTTGAATTGAAACTGCACGAAATCTTGGCGGTCACGCACTGACCATCTCCCGTACGCGCAAAATCAGTTCGCAATAGTGGCAGAGGTAGCCGCCAAACATCCGGTGGTCCACCGTTCGCACCTGGATGCGGTCAGAGGAATGACACTGACTCACTCCGGCAATCCGCAAGCGGCGGTTGGGGTTGAAGGTGGTGCGGATGGCCTCAATCAAATCCTGAAAGGTTTTCTCGGTGTTGGCGGAATCCTGCACGGAGAAGTAGCCGCGAATCACAATGGCGTGGGTATCGAGCGTGCTCCCTACGTATTCGAAGCAGTCCGTGGCCTCCCGCGTAATCGTCCAGCCCAGGATCTTGTCTTCGCTCAGGAAGAGATTCTTGAAGGCTACGTCGTCATTGGCCCAACGCTCGTAGGCGTGGACGTTCGCCCCAACTCCCGTCGTCGTCGCCAGGATCGTTCCCACCGCCGAGATGATGTTGGCCAGGGACATCTGTTAACCTCGCGCCGTCTGCACGGCTTCCCGAATGCGAGCGCCGATGATCTCGATTACATGCGGACGGTGCTCGGTAAACGCCCGCTCGAACATATGAATGCCAGGGAAACCTTTCTTGCCAATCGACCGCGCCACTATCCAGGCGAAGGAAAGTTCCGCCGATTGCCGCGCCTGCCGGCGCGTCAGTCGCTTCTCGGCTTTGCCAAAAGCCCGCGCTGTGGCGCTGATCACGGTTGGGAATCTTTTCCGCACCCAGGCGATCAAAGCCTGTGGCGGCGGCATGCGCTTGCCGGGCGTGCGGCCTTTCTCCACCACCAGCGCATATTGGTCTGCTGGGGGTGACACGGCCACGATTCCACGCGGGCTCGCGGGTGTGCCGCGCAATTCCGAGAAAACATGCCCGAGCAAGGTTCCACTGGCTGATGTGGCGCCATGCGGTGGGCGGCCGGTCAGGATATTGCTCTTCACGGCATTTTCGAGAAGCAGAATCGACTCCGTGATGCCTTGCTCCGCGCCCTTGGCCACTGCAGGCGGAAACTCCCGCGCCCAGGCATCCACTTGCCGCATGTCGAAGTTGATTCCGAATCCTTGTTCCATTGCCTCTGCTCTTGTAGCGGCGGTCTCTGATCGCCGAATTCGCCGGTCTCTTCCTGCATCAGGGCAGGCGCTGACCGGCGCTACAGTTCACTGCGTTCTCCTCGGATGCGTCAGGCGGTCCCCTCCGACTGACAAGTCCGAGCGCAAATCCGTCACGCCGCTTGCCGCGCCTACGTCCGCTCCCTTGCCCAGGTGCTGCTTATAGATGGCAAGTTGCGTTTTGGCGGCGGAACGGTACTGATCGGACTTCGATCTGTAATCCACCACGTCCGCTGCTACGGTGGGATCGGTCGAGCCGATAGACAACGCGGCCAACTGCTCGAATGCCAGCGAGGCGGCCAGGTGCGAGACGGGTTCGAGATCACGGTCTGGAACCGTCGCCTCGATGGTGCAGGTTCCCCCGCCACTGGTTTCGTCCGCAGCGGTTTGCGCATAAGTCAAGGTCATCGCGGTTGGAACCGAAGCCACGGGGAACGTGCCGTCAAATGTCCCGCCATGGACGCCCGCGATGCGTACCAGATCGCCAACCACCGCGCCGTGGGCTGCGTCAGTAGTGATTGTCACCACATTCTCATCGCGTACCGCTCCCGTGTTCACTGCCGGCGTTTCCACGTAGGCGACAATGGCGACGGCGTCAGTCGAAGGAATCCGATGCGGTGCGGAGAAGTGCAGCCGCACGGTTTCTCCCGAGGTTGGCGTGTCCGCCAGCAACCGCAGAACTTTTCCCGTGGGGTTCTGATAGATCGTCCAATCATCATTGTCGATGGTGGGCGGCTGGGGATAAGAACTGTCGTAGGGATACTCGATCTGTTTGACCTGCGAAAATCCATCCACCCAGCCGGTGGGTAGCGCCAGATCGAAACTGCCTGCCCCGCTGATGTCCGAAACCCTAGTCAGCGGTCGGTCGAGGGAGTAGAGTGCGGCGGCCTGCAGCACCGCCGCCACGATGTCGTCGCTTGCCAGTTTGGCTGCCGCATCTTTCAGCAACGTCACGACGCGAGATTCGAAGTCAGAAAGAATCGTGCTCATAAAATCTCAAGTTCTGGCAGGGGCGGGATTGCTCCCGCCCCCACCGTGAGAATCCGGCGATCAGAGATCGCCGCTACAGAGGACTACGTGACGACGGCCTTATAGGCCCCGCGATAGTCGAGGATGTCGCCAGAGTATTCGTGCCGCACCTTGTAACGCAGCTTGTCCGAGGTGAACATCATGTCGACGGTAGGGTTGTCCGCCTGGAAGAATTCCGGCATCTGCCGGCCTTGCAGGAAGCCGAGTTCGAGGATGTCCACGGCGCCGCTCACATCGAACAGGATCCAGTCATTGGCTTCGGTGCCGAAGAGTGGGTTGGCATAGATCCGTTCGTCGTTGGCTCCGAACTTGTGATACCAGGGATTGGGGGTAAAGATGGCGTCGCTGTACATCGCCTGGTTCAGCATGATGGCTTTGGAGTGGATGGCCTTGGGAACTACGAGCAGGTACGGCCCCGTCAGCGCGAGTTTCTCCGCCGAGTCTTTCTCGGTCATATTGAAGAAGGCGAGGTCGGCGACGTTGAACACTCCGACGTCCGTGGCGATGGTCCCGGAAATGGTGGTCGCGCCCAGGTTGCCGTGGTCGGCGTGGAACCAACCCGTGGCATCGGCGTCGTAGCTGGCATTATCGATGGCGAACGCCCAAATAAACTTCGCCAGGGTGCGTGCGGCCGACCGTCCCAGTTTCCCGACGATCCCGCTGATGGCCTGGATGTCATCGTTCATGATCGCCCGGCGGCTGACGGTGGCGATATTGCCCTTCGTCCCGACCGCGTAGGAGATCTTCTCATCCGTGTAAGCGGTGATCTCGTCGTACTCCTCATCCGTGACCGTCGCCAGGTCTCCAAAGTAGCCGGTGCGGATGCGCTCCTGCGCGCGGAAGTCGGAGGGCGAAGTGATGGCGGTGACGATTTCCCGCCAGCGGTAATCGACTGCCGCGTAATCACGAAGTAGCAGTCGGTTCAAGGTGGCGGCCAGGGCGTAGGGGAATCCCGCCGTGTTGAAGATCTGCGAGATGCGGGTCAGGTTGGTCTTCCCGCTGATGTCCGGGTCGCCGGTGTAGGTGACGTATGCTTCCCGGATGCCCCGGAATGCGGGGATCTCGTGGGGCAACGCCCCGCCCTGCTTGACGGTCTGGAATCCCCGCGCGTCGGTCTCAATCTGAATCTCGTGGGAGAGACCAAACGACTTGTCGAGGGCGATCTGGAGTTTGTCCTGGTTCTCCAGGGTGACGCGCACGCTGGGATCGGTAACGCGATGCGCCGGAACCACGCGGGCGTAGGTCTGCCGGACCTGCGTGATGTCCTCTTCCAGGTCGGCCTTCTCAAACACCTTGCCTTTGAACCGGCGCTCGATTTCCTCGACTAGAGGAACCGGCAAGCCGGATTTGGAAAGCGTCATCTGCAGGATCGCTTCGCATTGGATCGTTTGCGCCTGCTTGATTTCCCTGGTGGCGTCCGCGAGCACCTTGCGGTCTTCTGCGGAAAGTGCGGCCACGGCCGGTTCAGTCTTGGCGGGTTCTGCGACCTTGGGCGGTTCGATTGCCACCAGGGCCTGGGTCACCCGCTCAAGTTGTTCGTTCTCATCCAGCGCGGCAATCTCAGTCTCCAACTGCCCGGCCTTTGCGGGGTCGAAGCGCTTGATCGCCTGCAGGAATTGTAGGATTCTTTCTTTCATCTTGCCTCCTGCTGTTGTCTTCGTCCTCGCAGTTAGGTCGGACTCTGCGGTGGGACTTGTGCCTTTCAGAAATTCTTCCACGCTGGCGACAGCACGAATGATGCGCCCGCCGCCCGCTGGTCCTGAGACCAGATCCACGCTCAGCACGCGGGCGATTTGCTCGACGCGTTGAATCGTTCGCCCATTGCGCTTGGTCGGTTTCACTGCCACGAGCGCATCCAGACTCATCCCAGCCACGCCAGGCGGAGCTTTCTGAATTGCCCGGAGTTTCGGGGCCCAGACCTCCGGTTCGAGCAGGTGCAGTTCGCCGAGTAGCGCCGCGTCACCCGGTACGGGATTTTCGATCCAACCGATCAGGTCGCGGATGCTGTGTCCCACCTCCCGGAGTTGCGCCTCGCTGACATGGTCGGAGTGTGAGGGACGGTGCTGGAAGGCTTGGGCATCACGCGCGCAGACTTCGCGCGGCCATTCCAGCCCCGCCTTCGTCTCCGCATATTGCGTGATTTCCACTTCCCAGACTTTCCCTCGCGCGTCCTTGGCGTCTCCTAACGCCACAGATTGGACCACCTGGAGGAGTTGCTGCTTCGCCGCTTCCGGCCACGGCATTTTTTCGGCGGCATAGAGTGCCTTCAACTTGGCGAGCGCTTGCTCTTTGTCCGGGCCTTCGTAACGGTTACCGCGAAAACCTTCGTGGAGCGCCGCATGCGCCGCACCCATCAGACCATGGTCAGGTTTGCCGTCGGGACCGCGCACCCGCAGATGCCAAGTACTCGGTTCCTCGGGATCGCCCACCACCAGGTAGTGGCCCGCGGGATGTTCGCCATCCGCCTCTTTCTTCATCTTCGCCATGGCCGCCTTCCTTTCCGTTGTAGCGGCGGTCTCTGACCGCCGTCTTGCCGTAGCGGCGGTCGGCGCCTGCCCTGACGCAGGAAGGGACCGACGATCTTACAAAACCCGGCGGTCGGAGACCGCCGCTACAAGAGCCGAAGCCGTTCCTACCGCATGACTGAGACGATGTACGTCCCCGCCGCCGGCGTGCAGCCCGCTGCGGTGAGCACGGTGAAGTAAATCGTCAAGGTGTCTGTGCCGCTGGCAATCACGCTGGTGGCCGGGCAAAGCGAAGTGGGCGCGGGTTGTGAAATCAAGGCGACCTTGTCCCCACTCACGATTCCCGCTACCGTCTGCGCCTGTCCAACCGTCTGGATGGCCGCCGAGGTTATGGTTGGCGTGATGGCGCCCGTCGTGGCGGTCAGCAGGATGTACGGGGAATTGAGGGTAGTTTCCCAGGGATATCGTATCTCCGTCACCGCCGTGCTCGAGGTCTGCACAAAAGCCAGCACGGAGTTCCCTGCGGCGAATGCCACCAGGGGATTAGTCGAAAAGGCGACCGTCCCGGAGGAGTTCGCATAGACGATGTCGCAAGCGCTGAACGCCGGAGCCGTGCAAGTGGCTTTCGATGCGGTGAGGCTGGTTAACTGGCCTCCGGTCACCGCCACCGCCGTGTCGCCCAGGTAGACCTTGCCTGCGGTGTAGTTGACCTTGAGCAGGGTCGCTGGAGCGTAGGCGGTTCCGGTACTCGTGGTTATGCCGCTCAGCGTGACGTAAGGCGCTTCCGTGGCGGCAACCTTGAGCCTGGTTCGTCCCACGCCGTACTGCGCCGAGGCCGGAACCGCGAACGCGAGCAGTGACAGGAACGCCGCCAGCAGCAGGGAGACCAGGACGCCGGTTTTGGAGTGGAACCGCGCATGCTTCCCGTCCCTCGTCGTGTAACAATTCATTGCGCCGTGTTGGACCATCTTGGTTCCCTCGAGGATCAATTCCGGCGTCATGTCTTTTTCTGTCCGAACCTTCACTATTCTCGGAATCGGTCTCCGGTTTTCGCCTTCTCCGATGAATTGTGAAGTGACTACGATATCCTGGGACTTTCCCGCCGGAGGGTTCTCAGCCGGCGCCGCCAGTTTCTCTTTTTCTTCTGTCATTGCCTTGCCTCCTCGTTTTGTAGCGGCGGTCTCTGACCGTCGCCTGATTCGGCGCTCAGAGAGCGCCGCTACAGTTGCTATGCCGGGCGAGAAGCCCGTGCCAAACTTCTACCGCATGACTGAGACAACGTAGGTTCCTGACTTCGGCGTGCAAGCCGCCGCCGTAAGCGCCGTGAAGTAAATTGTCAGCTCATCCGTGCCAGTTGCTCTCGCACTCGTGGCGGGGCAAAGTGACTGGGCGGAGGGCTGTGAAACCAAAGCAACCTTGTCGCCGCTCGCCAATCCCGTGAGCGCAAACGCTTGCCCTACCGTCTCAATAGCGCCGGAAGTATTTCCGGGACTGATCACGCCTGTCGAAGCCGTCAACAGGATGTAGGGAGAGGTGAGCGTCACCTCCCAGGGATGGCGGATCTCCGTCACTTTGGTGGTGTTCGTCTGCACGAACGCCAGAACCGTATTGCCCGCCACATACGCCACCAAGGGATAGAGGCTGGTGGCGACTGTGCCGGATGAATCAGAGTAGATGACGTTGCAGGCGCTGAACGCGGGCGCCGTGCAGGTTCCTTGCGAGGCAGTGAGTCCGGTTAAGTGGCCTCCCGTAACCGCCACCGCTGTATCGCCAAGGTAGACTTTCCCGGTGGTGTAGTTGACGGTCAGCAGGGTCGCCCGACCATAGCCGGTTCCGGCACTTGTGGTTATGCCGTCGAGGGTGACGTAGGGGGCTTCCGTGGATGCAATCTTGAGCCGCGCGCGTCCCACTCCTTGCGCACTTGCTGAGGGCATAAAGCTGAACAGGGAGATCAAGGCCGCCAGGAGCACCGAGAGCAGTGCACCGGTCTTCCCGTCGAACCGTAGATGTTTCCCGTCCACCCTGGTATAAGCGAGGGTGCCATCT